AATCAGCGGGCAGTGAACCTAATTGTCCACGTGGCCATTTAATTCTAAACTCTGTATTTTCATTTAAATCTTTTTCCATTATTTGTAGTCGTGTGTCTGCAACATTTAAACGTTCAATCATCTGAAAATAGCCCATGGTGCCGAGAGCGACGATAATTATCAAACTGGCAACCGTTTTCATAGGCATCTGCACGGCGGCCTCTTCAGAAATTTTTAATGGTTTAGTCATCTTTTGGTTTAGGTAAAGGTAATATCACATTTTCGTCTTCAGTTAAATACTTAGGTATAATAAGCTTCTTTTTACTGGGTTTTATGAATTTATCTCCCATTAAAGTGACGTCTGGATTTTCTTTTTTGTAATCATCTTTCATATCATCCCACAAACTTTGTGAATCAGATGGTCTAGTGTTATCTCGTGTAGGAGTGACACCTCTGCATTTAGATACAAGTAAGGCAAAGTTTTCATTAAGAGCAAGACTAGGATTGCTATTTACTCTACCACACATCTTCATCAATTCTAATTGTTGTTTGATTGCTACGTTCTCTTTTGATGTTTTACAATCTGTGCCTAAATATTTTCTGTAAGTAAATCTTATACCTTGTTGTTCGTTTGTACTACTATCACTGTAATCATAATCAGTGTCTCTTCTCTCTGTACTAATTTCAAATTCTCCACATCTTACACCATACTCGTTAAGATATTCATTTCTAGGATAAGCAGGCTGCATAAATAAAGCCATAAAACAAAGCATAAGTATGAGTATCGCTGTAAATCTGTAATCCATCCTGGCTATCTCCATAATTCATTACCTATTTAAATCCTTAATATCATAGTCGTGTTCTCTGACTTGATCTGCTAGTTGTCTATATAAATTTTCTGCCATTTGCCACGTAGATTCTGCAGAAGTTAGTCTTGTGTTTTGATCTACAATTTTATCTTCAACTACTTTTAAATCTCTTTTTAAATCTACAATTTCTTGCTGATTAGTATTAATAGTATCTGTAAGATTAACAATATAACGAACGCCAGTAAATGTACCAACTAGCACTGAAGCTACTACCGGCACTAATACAAAATTTTTTTTTAATAAATCTGCTAAATTCATTTTTTCTTTTCCTCAATTTCATAGAAGAACTTGTCAGTATCTTCTGTACGCCAAGCTCTACTATCTTCTACGTTCCATTCATTAGTTTGCACTTTCCAATCAGGAATATTATCTTTTACAGTAAAAGAAGGTATGTCCCATATACATCTATTGTTTGGTTGTGCTGCATAATTACCATCATCTAATGCAATTATGTGAGCGCACTTGTGCTCGTGCGGAATCTCTGAATGATCAGTATCAAGTATATTACTTTCAGGATGTGCAAAGTCAACAGTAAATAAATATTTACCTGGGTGCCATTTTTTATCTTTACCTATATATTTTCCAGCTTGTCCGTCTAGAATATCCCAAGAATGCACAGAAGGATAATAAGAGAAACAATTCCAAAGCTGTAGTTCATCAAGTCTTCTGGGTGGTACGTCTTTGACTTTGAAACCACGTTGAATAAACGCGCTAATTGGGAGGCGATAAAAGACTGCGCCGTTTTCCATAATAGCGTGCCATAAGATGCTGCGACCTGTAATAGCGCTAATACCAAAGATAATACAGTCTTCAACTTCTCCATGATGTTTTTGTAAGTCATATAAATACTCCTTTTTTATTTGTGCGTATACTACAGGAATGTTTGCATTTAAGTAAGCCATATTTTTACCTTATTTAATCGTACCCCAATTTGGACCAGATTCATAGTCTACTTTGTTTGGTACTTCTAAATCTACTGCAGCTTCCATAATCTGTTTTATTTTATCTGCATTATTATCAACTGATATATCAAGTTCATCGTGAACTTGTATATGTGGTATGATACCCTCTTTGTATAAATCAACCATAGCTTTTTTTGTCATGTCAGCTGCTGATCCTTGTAGGTAAACGCCCGTTTGATCCCTGGTCCGTGTTCCGCGAGTGCATCTTCGTGAGATAATGCTTTGTGTATCCCGAATTGATTAGGCTCCCACAAATTAAATCTACATCTACGACCTAGTAAAGTTCTAACTCTACCCTTGTCTTGTGCTCTACGCATTACACTTTCCATTAACATTTTTACAAATGGCACCTTGTCATGATAAGTTCTAAACAGATCTTCTGCATCTTCTTTAGATACACCTAACTCTGCTTGTAATTTATTTTTACCCATACCATAAAACAAACCAAGGTTAATTGTTTTTGCTTGATATCTAGGTATACTTGCCATGTCAGAAACAATCTGATGAAAGTCTGCCTCACCTTCGTTGTATGAATCTAATACTTCGTCAACACCATAAAGTCCATCAAGAGCTGCATAGTGTGTCACTAAACGTGGTTCTTGTTGTGAGTAATCAAAACAACCCCAGGTACAGCCTTCTTCTGGTATAAATAAACTTCTGATCCGTGGTCCAAGTTCCTTGTTCCGTGCTGGTATCTGCTGTAGATTTGGATTGTTATAACTGAACCTACCGGTCACAGTGCCACCCTGATCAGATCTAATCTGATTTATTTCTGCATGTATTCGTCCTTTATGTTGATGTTTTAGTATGGTATCAATAAATGTGGTATGAGATTTATTTATCTCTCTCGCACGAGCTATTTGTTTTACCAAAGGGTGAGGATGGTTCTGCAGAAAGTTTTTAGTAAATGATGGAGAATTTGTTTTTGCGGTTAAATCATATGGTAGGTTTAGTTTTTGAAAGACTTTCTCAATACTCCTTGCTGCCCATATTTGAACATCTACTTCTGTTTCTTTTTTTATTTTGTATAAGCATTCTTTTTCTTCTTCTATTAATTGTTGTTTCAATTCGTATGCTGCTTGGGTATCTACACGTACACCTAAAAAACGCATATCGACTAGGCAAGGAAAGAGTTCAGTCTCTAATTTAAATATATCTTCTACGTCTTCAGCATACATTTGTTTCTTCATCTCTTGCCAAAGTTTTAAAGTTAAGTTTGCATCTTGTTCTGCATACTCACCTACATACATGGCTGGTAGTTTATACATTTCTGATTTAGCATCTACACCCCATAGATCCGCAGTTTCTTTTAATACAGCCTCATTTTTGCCTATTCCGATGTAATCACGCCCCATATTACCTAAATCGTATCGAAAGCGATTCTCGTCCACGAGAGAGCCAGCAATCATGGTATCTACGACCAAGCCATTAATTTTAAGACCCGCAGCACGTATAAAACATACGTCATACATAGCGTTGTGAAATATCTTGATAGCATCTGTATTTAGAACATCTTGAAACCACTTCATGACCATATTTTTGTCCATGTTGCCTCCACCCTCGTGAGCTATAGGATAGTATCCTGACCAACCTTCAACTGCTACAGCTATACCAACTATCTTACTTCTGCCAGTAATAGAACCAGATCCCATAGTTTTTAAATCTGGATCTTTTGTTTCTAGGTCAATGGCAATCTCATCATACTTTGATAGATCAGGAAAACTTTGTGGTGGTAGCCACTCTGTCTGCGGTTTAAATATTGGTTTCATGAATAATCTCTTTCCAAAATCATCTCTAAATAATGTATTGCTTTCTTAATATCTTCTTCCTTTCCCTTAACAGAGTGCCTGCATATATATTTTATAGCATTACCCTCTGCAAAAAGCAACTTGTTCTCGTTTATAAACTCTGCTGGCTGAATCCTCATTGAGTTATAGTGCTTCCCGCCTACCTGCTCTTCTAATGATTTGTATGTTGATCCTTTAAATATATCTTTAGATGTCATATGCTTTTTTCCTTTGTGGTTCAATTATAAATAAATTGTTTTCTGTTCTTGTGCATGCAACGTAAAACAATCTGTGTGTATCATCTGGATTTTTTTGATATTCATCGTATGCTGCTCCAGATAGTTCTGTGTTAATTACTACATTCTCTCTTTCGTTTCCTTTTACCCCATGTATTGTAGAGATACTTATTCTTGGTGTACCAGATAAATCCTCTCCTGCTTTTATTAGTTTTGATATCTTTCTAATGTCTTCGTTTCCTAATTCATCTAATGCTTCTTGCCAATCTGCTTCTGTCTGTAATCCATACTTTTCTTTTAATTCATCTATGCCATAAAATTGGTCTTTAATCATAGCTTTAAATAATTTCTTGTCCCAGTTTTTATTCATCTTATTAAATATTTTTTTACAATCATTAAAGTGCATAGGTACACCTGTTTTTAATTCATCCCACTTTTGTATTATTTCATATATGTTTTTAACTCTTGGTGTTGCTTTTCTTCTTTGCCAATACAATCCTTTCTCATCTAACACATCGCCTATATCACCCAACATATAATTTGCTGTTGCTAACACTAGCCACTTACCTTTTATAAAATCTATATCATATAAACTCTGGCAACGATTTACAGATCCTGTCGTATCTTTTGGATAATATTTTTTTTCTACTCTGTTTCTAACTCTGTTGATAATTTTATTTGCAAGAGCAAAAGGTTTTTGTGGTACCCTATGTGATTGCTCTAATATTTTTCTTGTGCCTTCTAAATTTATAAATGTATTTACATGTGCACCATTCCATTTGTAAATACCTTGATCATCATCTCCTGCAATAAAAGAATCTGTCGCTGCTTCTTCTATTCGTTTAACTAATTTCCATTGTATCAAACTTAAGTCTTGTGATTC